TTCACTTATTAATTCCTTTTGATAGACGGGCGTTACATCCACACCATCAAAGTAATGCTTTCCACATGATTCTCGGAAAGGTGTCTTCCAATGTGTTTTCTCAGTATTTATTGAGAAACCACAGAAGTCGAATACCTCTAAGAGTGTGGGCATTACTGAAGATGGACAGAGGATGTCGTCCCCGTACACTATGACTCTAGCTGATGCTAACTCGTTGTATTCACAAACCGATTTAGTAAGCGCCCAGAAAATGAGCGTCTCTAATTCGAAAGTGAATCCATTCCCCATACTTGAAATTTTCTCAAGTTCACGCCAAGAGCCATCAGGCATCTTAGCATAAGGTGAACGTAACTCAAAGAGTACGTCGCACCACTCAGGAGGAAGTAAGTTAACAACCAACTGCTTACTAATGGTATCGCTTGCCGCAGCTAAGTCGACGGTGGCATAAGCCTCGTCGACTGCATTCTTGGCAAATATTTGATTGACCGTCTGGTCATTCAAATCGATCCCAACCCGTTTAAGCCGTTTTCGAATATGCATTCCGATTCCACCTTGCAAAAATGTATTTGCGGTGGGTTCGATAGCAATAACTCGATCGGTTTTGGCGGATTTTGGCACTGTGGTGACCCTGCATCCTGGAGATAGAGAAAACTCGCTATCAACAAGAGAGACAGGACCATCAGCCACGATACCAAGGCTACGGAGCCAATGGTAATCAGTAGTAATGGCTTTGTTAAAAAGCCCCACAGCACTTTGCGTGATACAAATCGGATTTTCTCCGATTTTGTTATCAACCGTAGCGTCGCTTCCTTTAAGGGAAAACGTCGCCCCGGGACCCATTTGCAGTGTTCAATCCATCCATCGGAATAATCTCCTAGAACCGCGGCAATTTTTCGACGCGCAGTGTACAAAACACTGGCGACGGCGGGTGAAATACCTCGCAGCCACGGTCCATATAGAGAGTAATTCGTACGTTTGCATTGATCTTCAGAAGTGGTAAACTTCTGATACGCTACTTCAGCAGTGTCCACATCAATGTCGAGCCCTTTGTATTTCGAAAGGTACTCGACCACGAGGTAGTCATTTTTGAAGTCATGCGCACTGCAATACCACTCGGGTAATAGCTCCATATTTGCGAGCTGAGCATGTTCACGATGTTTAAATCGCAACCATGCACCGAGTGACACGGGAGTATCGACTGCCTTACAGATAGCGAAGTATACTTCGCCAATACGATTAAGATCGTCTGTAATATCCATGAATCATAGCCCCTTAGAAGGAGTTAAGATACCAAGAAACGCTTAATAAAGCGCTTCAAGGTCCTCAACAAGTGAGGTCATGAAGCTGTCAGCTAAGAGGTTCTTTGCATAAGCAAGAATATTCTCTCGGTCTGCCAGGGCAGCGCGCTCGGGGATTACGAACTCGATGTTCGCAGTCACGTCATATGCCTTAGTTGGCGCTGGTGTAATACCAGTTCCAGTTGCAGCAGACGTTGATTCGAGCACGGGCACTACAACCTTAGCTTTCACGCGATAAACACGATCAACTGAAGAAGCAGTGCGAGGACCGGCAACAGAGGGTGTCTTCATATCAATACTGATACGAGGAAAACCAACTGCCACGCCAAGGGCGCGATCGTAAAAATAATTTACGCCGTTTCCGTCCTTTCCGTTAGGGTTAAAAGTGTGGGCGACAGGTGTCGCTGCACCGTCATTTATGACGATATTAGCCAAAGCTGGCATGAGCTTCTCCTTAAGAGAAAAGTTGTCGTAAAAGCGCCGCAGCCGAAATCAGCTGTGACGAACCTAAGTCGCATTTGACACTAGGAGTGACAGGGTACGGCATACTCGTTAAGAGCGTCCGTTCCTTTTCTTTCCTTACTCGTGATCCAACCATGGACCACGAGCGCCACTTGCCTTCATCTTGCCAGGGTGATACATAGTACTTACCAGTAAAAAGGTAAGCCTGTGTCTCAAATCTAGTATCCGTTCTATACCCTTTAACAAAAGATAGGTTACTTGAAGTAGCCATTTCTTTAAGTTTAAGGTATTCGCCGATATTATAAAACCAATCGGCGACGAACGAATAGGGGGTTAATTCCCAAATGATGCTGGCAGGGTCGAGTGTTGCAATGCGATCGAGTGCAAATGATTCAACATCCGTCACCTGATACGTTAGATCGATCTGTGTCCGATAAGAACCGGATTCGACGACAGAACGGTCCGGAGAGTAATATCCGCCTGTTGCGATTTCGGCGCCATCATAAGATGACGCCTTGCCGCGAGCACGGACGTTATACTTCGGCCACTCTTTCGAGTGGAACTCGAGGGCATCATAAATGGTGCCAACGAGAGGTGACCAACCATACTTATACTGAAGCCAAGCATTCGAAGCAGACAATGTAGGATCTTTCTTAATATCCTTAATTGCCTGTTTAGTAAATGACTTGATTCCACGCACCGCTTTAATAGTGTTGCGGATCATTCGAGCGGTCTCACGACCTTCAAATGCATCCACATCAATATTAAGCGAGGAGTTCCTAATCTTACCATAGAGCCGAGCTAGCGCTTGTTGATACGCTACATCGGCCCCATTGTTAGAATGGAATGCTTCCTGCCCGTTAGAGTAGGAGCCTCCTTGACATTTGTGCTGCCCGTATAAGTACCCGCCGCCCCATGTATCATAGTAGTAGCTGTCACCGAAAGGGTGATTTTCAACTACTTTGATAAAATGATGGGGATTTGGGTCGACACCATTGCCGACATGGTCGGCTAAAACGGTGAAGACCTCGGAATCCTTGGGATAAAACCCAACGGTTCCAGCGGGAACTCCATTAATCGACTTGTTCAAAGGACCAGTCGAAGAAGTAGAGTATGATTGCATAAGCACCTCAATGGTGCCTATGTAGTGCACCTATCGCAAAATTAATATTATTGTGATAGGCGGCGGTGCCTTATGGCATTCGTCCGGTATTTGCAACCGGCCGCCTAGGTAAAAACGGGCCCACTACTGCCGCGTAAAGCGGATAACAGTAGTGGGAAGAACCCGTCTGTATGGGACCAGGCTGATAAGCCTTGGTTCATACGAACCCCAATGCAATGCTTTGGATCTGATCTCTCTTTCGAGTGAGGTCTCCCTCCTGATCGTTCGCATGAGCTCCCGGGTTAATCCCC